ATTCCCGGCAATGCTCAAGGCGCTGATTTCGGTATTCCCCGCGCCTATCGTCCCACCATCTGGGATTGTGTGAACCGTGAGAGTTGCGGCTGATGCCGTTGTGTTGACCGCCGTGAACTTGCGGACCTCGATTGAAGCGCGTTCGGCCCGCACAGTATAAACCGCCGTGGCCGTGCCGCTGGTCGTGCCTGCAATCGTCACATGCGGGATAGCCACTGAGCGTTCAGTGACGCCCCGTCTGTCGTCAATCCTGACCTGTGCGTTCGCCATTATGTCCCCCCGCTTGGGCTGTATTCAATCTGGAACCCCACCGCATCAGACCATCCAGAACCCTCTACGGTCTTGCAGTGAACCCTGAAATATCGTGAATCGTGGTTGAACGGCGCGAACCCAACCGAACCTGTGTCCACATCTGCGGTCACGAAATAGCTTTGGCTCATCTTGTCCTTATAGCCTATCGAAACCTTTATATTGTCGTCATTGCACGAAATCAGCGGCGTAACGCTTGTCAGATATGTGCGCTTTCCGATTGCAGGCTGTGCGTCACCGCTTCCGAATTCAGCCGCCAAAAAGGTTCCCGACATATCGCATAGTTCACCAGACACAATGGACAAAAGGGACCGCCCGCGCGCCCTGAATATGGGGCTGTCAAGGCTGATTCCCATCGCGTCAAGGTCGGGATACAGGACGCTTACCTGCTCAAGCGACAAGCCATCACGCCCAGCGGCAACAAGGCGGTCTACAGCAACTTCAGCTTGCCCCCAGCCACCCGTTTCCCAATTATAATAAATCTGCCTGTCGAAAGTCCCGGCATCATTGCTTGAGAACGTCCACACCGCGCAACGGTTGGGCCAATCGACCGCGCCCTGAACTGTATGGAGGAACGCCTGGTTCGCTTCATTCGCAAACCATTCCCAAATACGCGCGCGACTAATCGGTGACACGGACGATCCATCCGTTTCGAAAAACCCGTCATACGAAAGGAAATAAGCCTTATCACCAACCCGGATAACACTCTCACCGGCAGCACACCCACGGTTCGTCTCGAACGCATCGACAAAGAAAGGGCTTGCGCCGTTTGTGTAGTCAATCCGGCTAATACCGTTCTTTTGAAACGCCAAACCAAACGAACCACCGGACAACGCCATGACCTTCCCTTGGCTTGGGTTCATATCCCAAGCGCCCGACTGCGTGGCCTTATCTGTAGTCCACGCACCGTCTGGGTTGTTGAACTGTGACCAGCGTAGCCGATACGGGGCGTCAGAAGCGTCTATATCAACCATGTCGCCCATGAACAGGAATTCGTCCACCCTCGCCATTGCGTTCGCGCTTGGTGGCGAACCAGACGCCGCGACGAATGCCGTGTCAGTCTCGATGTCCGCCAGCGTCCATGTCCCGCCGTTTTTCGTTGTAGCGTACAGGGATGGACCAAATCTGACAAACTTCACCCTATCGACAAGGCTTGAAAGAGACAGAGACAACGTGGACGCCGTGACAATGCCGCCCGCAACGATATGAAGGTCTGTTGTGGTTGCTACCGCGATAACCTGTGAGCCGTCGCTCCGCTCAAAACTTTCCGAGCCGATGATGACCCCCGAAACGCTAATCCCCCGCCCCTCTGGGGCAAGGGCAGGGACAAAACCGTTAGGCGATGGAATGGCGTTTCGGCATACCTCTAAGCCAGGGTTCTTGTAGTCGGGCGCGTCTGGTAGCCATTCGCCAAATTGGAATTCCGCATTCATACCGCACCCCTTGCAACAGGGGTTGCTGGCAATCCGCCCATGCGTCGCGCCCTGTCGTCTTTCCGCGCCTGGTTCTTCGCCTTTTCGTAGGCAGCAAACCACATTGGCAGGCCTGTTTCGTCCTTAATTCCAGCGGCATGGTGCGCAAGAACGCCATAGACATAAACAGAAGGATAGCGCGTCAATATTTCGTTTGTATCAGTATCCGCCGATAGATCAGCAAGGTCAGCATAGTAGCGCAGTTCTATAGCCTCAGAACCGTCAGGGATTGGCCCCAGAAGCATTGCCCCATCGACAATGGCGTAACGGGTTGGAACCGAGCCGGATGTAAGCCCACGGTTCAACGTGGCGGTGTCTGTGGGCGTTAGCGCCGTGCGTGGATCGGTGCCGCGATACACAGAAACAACCTCCCGGAAACCAGAAGGCAACGCTATGCTAGCGGCTTCGGTGAGTGTCGCGGTTGTTTCCATCCCCAAGGTCTTGAGTTCCTGGTTTATGTCAGCCGTTGCCAGTTCATAGCAAATATCCGCAGGGGCGCGACCTATAAGGCCTGATATCCGCGTCTTTAACGTGCCAAAGTCCATTAGAACGTTCCTTCATTCACCCGAAGGTCATTAAATTCGCCGCTAAGAAGTTTCTTCTTGATAACTTCCTGCATCGCCGCTGTGTCGCTCCATGCAACGCCAGCCTCTTTAAGCCATTGGTCAAGAAGTGGCATTGGAATACGGCCCACATGCATCTTGTCAGCCGCAAAATCGCGCGTGTTTGCTGTCCGAAGTTCCTTCACAGACTCGACAACAGGTGTAAAATCCCATGTCTTTTTGATGACGAACTTACTACCATCGTGGCCGTATTCTTCTTTCTTGAGCATCAAACTGCCCTCACCCTAGGGGCGCGGCCTGCATCTTTGTCAGAGGCGAGAATGGCTTCACCGTCTTGTGTCGGGATAACATCGCCCATCTTCGCCTGTGCGCCGTTCAAGAGCGTAATGCGCGGGGACGCGACAACGTACTTTGGTGACACCTTTTTTTCTGGTCTTGCTTTAGTTTTACCAGCCATCTCTAGCCTCCAAATGTTAGTGACGGGGACCGAAGCCCCCGCCGTTTGGTTTATGTCAGGTCGTAGATAGCGCCTGATGCCTTGTCGTTCATCGACACAAGCGTTTGCTCGCCAACGATCTGCACCTTCGTGCTGTCGCCGGTCTTGGCAAGGGTTGTGCGGACAAACGGACGCTTCTCAGCAACCTTCCACTTGTCGGACTGCATGATGAACATCGTATCAGTGGCCATTTCGCGGTTAAGATAGAATTCAACCGTACCCCAAGGCGTCATGTACACGTCAACCGCATTGATGACCTTGGTCTTAGCGCCATCAATCGTTGCACGTGCGTTGTTCGAACCTGTGAAGGTCGTCACAACAGCCATTTGCGTTGCGTTGGTATAGCAAGCATCAGGACGCCCACCGGCAGTCCAAATATCCTGCATGACACCATCAAAGATGGTCTGCGTCAGCGCCCGTCCTGTACCAGCAACACGCGCGTCTACGCCGTTACCAGTCGCCTCGGTAGCTGTTGCCCCACCTGATACGTTTGTCACCATGTAGGATGGTACGCCGCCCATTTCACGGGCAACGGTAGATGAACCGGCAACCTTGGCGTTGTTGGCCAAAAGTGCTGACTCAAGATCAAGGCGAAGTTCTTTGACCGCCTTCTGAACCTGGTAGTCAAGGTCCTTGTTTCGGCCCGCCTTGTTGGTCGTGTCGTCAGAGTCAGGAACGGACACACCGTCCTTGATGATCTGAGTGTAGTTGTTCAGGCGCACAGTGGCGGTGCGAGCCGACGCAGCTGTGTCGTCGCCTTCAATGTGTGCGTTCGAACCGGATGGCCGCAATGCGTCAGTCTGCCATTCGTGCAGCGCATTGGTGGCCTTGCCTTTGCCTGATTTGGAAAAGAACGGGGTTTCTTCCGGGCTAACAGTTGTGATGATGTCCGAAAGATCTTCCCGTGCGCCGACAGCATCATAGCTGTCGAAGGTGTCGGTTGGCTGTGCCATTGGTCAAGTTCCTACATATTGTCGCGGAGCCGCTTTAGGCGCATGTATTCCGTTGTGGCTTCAACATCACCGGAACGCATTCCCCCGCGCAGTTTTTGAAGTTGAGCATCTAGCTTCTGGCGTTCACCTTGGGTTTTAGTGGGCTTTGCGCCCGCTGGAAGTTTCTTAGGGGCAGTAGAGAGCTTCTTTGCAAGAGGAGCCTGCGCCTTTTGAAGTTCACGATACTTGATAGCATCGTGCATGACCATGATCATGCGGTGGTCTGGGATTCCATCAATCTCGTCAGATGAAAAACCGTAGTCGCCGCCGCCCACCCGCAATCGCTTTGCTTGATCTGCAAGAACCTCTGGATTCTTCCATTCAGGGAAGGATTCAAAGAGTTTTTGATATTCAACCGCCGCCCGCTTATGCGCTTCTTGCGTCTGTAATTGCTGGTGGTAAACCTTGGCCTCTTCCTTGAGTTGCTTTCGCGTCTCCCATTGTTCCTTCAAAAGAAACAAGTCTTTTGCGTCGGTGGTTTCTGCGATTTCAACCCAATTTGGTTCCTGTTCTTTTGGAACCGCCCAATATGTTAGTGCCTCCGATAGTTGCGATTTGGTTTGGGATAGTTCCTGTTCAAGCGATTCAACAGACTTCCGGTATTCTGAAAGTTCCATTGTTTTCTTGGTGTGGTCAGCCTTGAGCATGACGCTCTCGGTCAACTGCGATAGCTTGAACTTCTCTTTCCCGTTTACGGTTTCGACTTCAAAGACAGGTTCTTCCTCTGCCTCGTCCGTTTCACCGTCCGCCTCTGCATCCACTTCGTCAGGGTCGCCAACTTCGGTCCCGTCCGTCGCTTCCGTTTCTACGGTATCTTCTTCGCCTTCTGTATCGAGTTCGCCCTGTAGGGTCTCGTCCGTCTGGTCGGTTTCTGCTTCAATTTCGGTCGCCTCGTCTGTAAGGTCCGTATTTAAAACATTCATTGTTCGTCATCCTTAGCATTTTGTGCCGTGCTTGTCATTCGGTTAATGAACGACGCAAGGCCGTGGGATTCAGCAAGGGCTTTCTTCCGGTCCGCCTTCGTGGTCGCCGGTGCCATTACCTTTCGAGACAGTTGATCCTGCGTCGCCGCAACAAATGCCTTGAAATCATCGTCAGCAAGCAATCTCTTGATGCCGTGCGGGTTAACCATCTGTCACCTCGCTATATGGAATTGGTGGCTCTGAATTAACAACGGCGGTCTTTTCGCGCAGAACGCCGGTCAACGCGTCAACCTCAAGTTTGTCGCGGTCAAAGTCGTCCTTCATCACCGCTTTGTGGCGGTCCAACTCCAACCGTTCCGCATCTTCAGTAATTTTTGCCGCAATCTCATCATCTTTGAGGCCCGCCATCTTGGACTTAATGAAAAAGTCCCGTTCAGCTTTGACCCGCTCAAGTTCAATTTTTGCAGTTGCTTCCTTGTCACGCCTTGCTGTCTCCGCGTTCATGTTGTCGATTTGCGCCTTCGCAATGATAAGCGCCGGATCGGGTGCCTGCTGTGCCGGTGCCTCTGGCGGCATAAGCCGTGGATCGTTCAGGAATGGCGCGGCTGATTTGATGCCGAACGTTTTGCCCATGCGCTCCGCTGTCTCGTATATCTTAGCATCATCAACCATGCGTGACCCGGCCTGCGCCAGTTCGCGTTGAAGGTTTCCGAAAAGCATATAGCCTTGACGTAACTCGTCCCGGTCATCTTGCCCGATGTTCACCGTCATATCTGTTCGGTGCTTCCATGTGCGTGGATTTACCGACACCCATTCGCCTAGAAGTTTTACCGCTATTTCCTTCATGGGACCGCGCCGCAAATCAGCGTGAATGCCCAAGAACAAGTCGCGGATACCAGTTTCGGCCATTGTCCGCGCAATCATTTTGTTTTTCTTCTGGCCCGCGTTCATGATCTGGTTAACGCCGCTTGCTGTTTTATTCAGGCTTTCAGCATCCAGCCCTTGATTGTAGCGCGTGGCCCCGGTGCGGTTTTCCTTCAAGCTATCGAACATTTCGATAAGCGGCAGCGTGGACCCGACGACAGAAGGTGGGGAAACCCATTCGATCATCGCGCCGCCAGTCCGCACAGGCGTGCCGGGGGATACGTTCTGAAGGTCTGAAAACGTGTCGCTGCCCGCTTGGTTTTCGTCGTAATGCGGGCGTGGGAAACCTGTAGCGTAAAGGTTATCTAGCGTGTGACGCATCAACACAGTCTTACCGGCGGCAACGTCAGTCACCATTTCGGCAGGAGCGCGCCCCAGGTGTCTATGTGGGACCAGGTAAGGCGTAATTGCCGAGAACGGTATCCCCGACACTTCTTCGACCGCCTCTGAACCGTCCTCCCAATCCAGAACCGTGTTGTTGCTGCCAGCCGCCCATACCTTGAGCAGTTCAGCGATGCCATCACCGTCCGCATCAGCATAGACATAGGTTTCATAGACCATAATCTCGGCCATTGACTCATCGCCGGTGGCTTCTTCGCCCTCTGTCGTTGTTTCCGTGACGTTGCGATTGGTCTTTTCTTCGGTGTCGCCCTCATCACCAGACGCACGGTCAAGGCTTTCGTCAGAGAAGCCCATTGCCTTGAGTTCGCCGCGCTTCATATGGCGGGCATGGCCGCAAACCGGAACACCCTCTAGCGTGATCTTGCCCCATCTTGGTGTGCAGAAGAATTCCTCGTTTGGTATGGCTTCGATGACATAACGCTTGTCTTTCTTGGCGCAACGCACCTTGAAGCCAATCGGATCAAGCTCGCCGGTCTCCTCGTTAATGCCGCCGGATTTTTCCAACACCTTGTATTCGTAATCCTGCGCGTCAAGTTCCTGCGAAATTACAATAAGCTCATCAGGCGTTAAATCTTCGTATTCCTCAATCTCAATGCGTTCCTTTTCCACCCAACCACGCCGGACATATGCGTTCTTCTGGATCAACGCCTCCTTTACCCATGTGCTAAGGATTTCAAAGCCTGGGTTCTTTTCCCAGAAGATGTGATTGACGACCGCCGTTTCCTGCTTTGACGCCGCTTCGTCCTCTTCCCCAACGGGATCAAAGTCCACCATGCTATTGGTTGAGGTGAACACGTCCATGACTTCGGTGAACACGCTTTCAACAACGTCAGAAACATCAGACGAAACGAAAGACGATCGCCCTTTAACGGCCACAAGCGGCCCTTCGGCGTAGGGTTCGGCCATATAGCGGTCAAAGAGTTCCGTTCCTATATCCGTGCCGCTTTGCGCGTTGGTGATAAGGTCGCTTATCGTTGACTTTAGTTCATCAGATAGTGCCATCATTGGCCCCCGTTCCGGCTTAGATATGCCTCAATTTCTTCTGGTGTTGTTTGGCT